CCCTGCGGCGGGAGGTGCGGTGGATGAAGGACGGTACACCCGCCACGCCCGGCCTTTTTGAAACCCTTGGATCCATCTTCAACCCCATCCGCAAATGACCAAGCTCGACCGCCTACGCTGGCTCCTTGCGAACACCAAGGTAGAAGAGGACATCCCGGCCATCGCTGAACTGATCCGCGCCGAAGAGTTGAGAGAGGCCAAGGCGTTCATGGAATCGCGGGATCTGACCGAAGCGCTGCTGCATGAACTACAAGAGCGCGATGACCTGATCGCCGCCATGAGCGCCCAGTTCGAGGCCCTGCGCGCCGACCGGCTCACGTCCGATGTGTTCACACGGGTGGCGGACTGGCTGAAGGACCCGCAGCGCAAGCCCGCTAGCACCGCCTTCACCTCCGGCATAGAGCGACAGATCGCCTACGCGCTGGAGCTGGACGTGCTGCCGCATGTGAAGCGCATGGAGATACGGGTCGCGAAGGCCGAGCGCCTGCTGACGGACGCGCAATCGCTCTGCAACACCTCCGGAAACCCTTGGTAAATGCGGGAAAGTGAAAATTGTTGCATAATTATTTGGTCCGTTCGGAACTATGCCATATATTTGGGCCATCAACGAACAACAAACACACCATGAACCAATCAGCCGAAATAGCAAAAATCATCGACCGCGAAAGCGTGGAGTTCCAACTAATGACGCGCGAACGCAATCGCTTTGAAAGGGCATTCCCCTACATGTCACAAGAGGAAAAGGAGGAAAAAGTAGCCCAATACAAGTCCATGATCAGGCTAATGTCGAGGCGAAAGCTCAACAAGCATTATGCCGATACGTTTGGCGGATTAACGCTAACAGAAAGAGAGGTCGCCGTTTTTAAGAACAATATGTTCATACCAGAATGACCACCAAGCAGATCGGCGCATCCATGCGCAAGGCGCGAGGCCAGCGGAGCATCCGGGAAGTAGCCTCAGCCGCTCACCTCAGCCGCCACCAAGTGACCAGCATAGAGCAGGCCACGACGAACTACACCATTCAAAGCCTGCTGGCCTTGGCTAAGGTCGTGGGCGTAACCATTACAACCAAACCCTGAACAATGGAAGAGCAGAACACAAATGACGCGGCGGCGACCTACGCGAACAAGAGCCAAGGACTTGCAGAGCTGACCAAGGCGCTGATCAATGTGCAGCGCAATGTCAACGGGGCCAAGACCAACAAGGTGAACCCGCACCTGAATAACAAATATGCCGATCTTGCGTCGGTGTGGGATACGTGCCGGGAACTACTTGCCGATAACGGGTTGGCCGTGACACACACCTTTGAGGACAGCGCAGCCGACACGGTAAAGTGCATGGCGACCTTGCTCCATGTGAGCGGTCAGTCGATCACCTCTTCGCTCACGATGAAGCTGGCGAAGTCCACCCCGCAGGAGGTGGGCAGCGCGGCCACCTATGCCCGTCGCTACACCCTTGCCGCACTGGTGGGCATTGTGATCGACGATGACGATGACGGGAACAAGGCAAGCAAGCCCGCCAAGCCAGCTAACGAACTGGAAGAAACCAAGGCAGAGATCCGCGCCGCGCTGAAGGTGTACAAAGGCGCGGACAAAGAGGACATCATTGGTGAGTGCCAGATCGCACAGGAAACCGGCAACTTCGATATGAAGTTCGCCCGCGACATCATGGCAAAGATCCTGATCAAGAAATGATCGCCTACGGCACAGAGGAATGGTTCGCGGCCCGGCTTGGCAAGGTTACTGCCAGCCGGGGCGCTTGCCTCCTTGTCAACGGGAAAGGCCCGCACGGATTGGGTGACGGCGCTTTGACGTATGCGGGTGAAGTGGTGCGCGGAATGATGGGGATACCCCCAGAAGAGTTCACCACCGCAAGCATGGAAGAGGGCGTTCGCCGGGAGCCGGAAAGCATCGCGGCATACGAAGAGCGTACCTTCCGAACGGTTGACCCCGGTGAGTTCATCTTGATTCCTGAGACGATCATCGGGGCAACACCTGACGGGTTCATCGGTGACGATGGTATCTTGGAGGCGAAGAACCCGAACGCGAAAGGCCACTTTGATACCTTGGTAAGCGGCGAGGTGCCTTCACAGTACCGGGTTCAGGTCCAGTGGCAACTAATGGTCACGGGCCGCGCATGGTGCGACTTCATAAGCTACCATCCGGGGTTTCCGGAAGATAAGAAGTTGGTGATCATCCGCGTGGAGCATGACAAGGAGTTTACCACCACCAAGCTCCGACCAAGGATCGACGCATTCATTACCTACGTTAACGAACTGAAGCAAAAACTGAACATTCAATGATCAACAAAGCGATACTGATAGGTAACCTCGGAAAGGATCCGGAGGTGAAGGAATTGACAAGTGGCAAGGTGTGCAACTTCAGCGTTGCCACCACCCGAAAGTGGAAGGATAAGAGCGACCAAAAGCAAGAGGAAACAGAGTGGCACAACGTCTCGGCATTCGGGGCGCTGGCTGGCATCTGTGAACGCTTCCTGAAGAAAGGGTCGAAGGTCTACATTGAGGGCCGCATCCACACCCGCAAGTGGGAGGACAAGGAAGGGAAAATGCAATACTCCACGGGTATCATTGCGGAGAACCTTACCATGCTCGACAGCAAGCCCACCAACGAGCCGTCCTTCTAATGAAGCACGTCCTCTACGGCACAATGCCCCTGCAAGGCAAGCTCCAATGTCGCCCCTTCGTGGAGGCATTGGAGCACCTTCGGGGGAAGAGTGTGATCCTGACCGTATCTGAATCGAAGCCTAAGCGGGGAACCCAAGCCAACCGATACTATTGGGGCGTTGTGGTGGACCTCATTTACAGGGCGTTGAAGGAAAGCGGCTGGGAGATCAACAGGGAATCAACGCATGAACTACTGCGGGTCCGGTTCCTTTCCGAGGACCACCCGATCGGCAAGGATGGAGAGTTCGTGACCCGCGTGAAGAGCACCACGGAATTGAACAGCACGGAGTTCGGGGAATACTTGGAACACTGTTGCCGGTTCGCCGCAGAATACCTCAACGTGGTGATCCCCGCGCCGGGTGAACAGATGGAAATGGAAACCGAAGCAACACACTGAACCATGACAACCAAGAGGATCATGAGCGAGTGCCACTACTACCCTCATGGGTGGTTCCCCGAAGTTGGATCCCCTGCCCATGAGAGGGCAATGGAGGTCCGCAGACAGACCACCGCTGCACGGGTGAAGGTATCCGATCCGAAGAAAAAACTTCTTCGCGCTGGGTCGAAAAAGAATTACATCACCGGGTTCCCGTCATGAGCGAATTCCAGATCCGATACCAAGGGCACAAGCGATACCAGAACAGCGGCTTCTGGTGCGTGTACCACGGGCCTCTACTATTGATCGGCAGACCATGCCGGGACCGTTACCGTGCCAAGGCAAGGGCGGAGAACTACGTTAAATCCGGACGGGCTGCGAGGCGCGTTGAATACCTGAGATCATGAGCACGATAAACATTTGGAACGTGGACTGCATGGAGTTCATGCGCGGGCTTCCTGACAAGCACTACTCGCTTGCCATAGTCGATCCTGATTTTGGCCTTGGTGATCGCATAAGCAACGGAGGGACTTGGGCTGCGAAGTACAAACGGGAAGACGGGAACCTTGGCGGAAAGCCGTCGAAGGAATACTGGAAGGAATTGCGCCGCGTGTCGATCGAGCAGATTGTGTGGGGCGGCAATTACTTCGCAAACGAACTACCAGCGACACGTTGCTGGATTGTCTGGGATAAGGTGGCCCACATGGACACACTTGCAGACTGCGAACTGGCGTGGACATCGATGGACAGGAATGCCAAGATCTACGCCGAAAGCAGGGTTCACCGCGATCGCATCCATATTTGCCAAAAGCCCGTAGCCTTATACCGATGGCTCCTTCAGAACTACGCCAAGCCGGGCGACAAGATCCTCGACACACACGGGGGATCCATGAGCATTGCGATTGCTTGTGACATTGAAGGGTTCGATCTTGACCTTTGCGAGCTGGACCGCGACTATTTCGAGGCCGGAAAGAAGCGGCTGGAGCAGCACCGTTCGCAGCCTCGGATGTTCACGCCTGAGCCGATCCCGGTAAATGTTCAGACCTCTATCGAAGATGCGGAATAGTTCCCTATACTTGCACCGTCACCGCTGAAGGTGGCTGCTGGTGTCAGACAGCAAATGAAAAAGCAACTTACCCGCCCCCTGAACGAAACCGACCCGCTGACACGGGACGGGA